TTCGTCTAGACTCAAGGAGTTCTCTATTGACTGCACTTTCAGTATCGAAATAAAGGACATAACCATTAGGATTATTGTCCAAAAAATTCTTGACAACTGCGAGGGAAAAGTAAGTTTTTCCAGTTGACGTTTCACCAGCAATAGCAGTAATGCGATTGCTAGAAACACCGCCCAAAATAGACCCACTAACGAGTCCATTAAAAATGTACGATCCAGTGTCAATATATCTCTCAGTATCTGTCTTATCGGATGCGATTTTCGCATAGTCAGATCCAATCTCCTTTACTATTTCGTTCAATAAATCCATAATCAAATACCTAATAATTTACGTTGGCGTTCAAAATAACCATGTAGTATCCAAGAACTACTGTTCATTTTATCGGTGCCACCGATACCCCACTCAAACTTTACTCTATCATTGTTGACGAATTTGTCAAGTTCTGGTGTGTTTCCCTTGGCACGATCACCACCATTACAAAAGATGACCTGCTCTGAGATGTCAAGACACTTGTCTATTGCACCACAGGCAGAGTCATCTGCATCATCCCATGATATCACAGCGTCAACCATGTCTAGATGACGTATAATATCAGCACGTTCTGTCCACGATTGAAAGTATTGTCCTTTCTTTCGTTTCAACCATGGATCACCATTGAGACCTACCACCAAGTAGTTTGATAGGTCTTTTGCTCTTGCAAAATATTGTATATGACCACTGTGTATAGGGTCAAATCCACCTGTTACCAGACTAATCTTATCAAAAAACATTACTTCTTGAAGTATTTGTTTATAACATCAATCTGATCCTGATACTTAGCAATCATGTTCAGTTCCTCCTCTATTGCCTCGACAACATTAGAGTGCTCACCAATACCCACAGGGTTAGTGAGGTACACTTCTACATTTGCTACATGTTTTTGGATATCTCCCTGTGCATGTGCTAGGAGTGCTCTGATTAGTTGTTCTCTCATTAGATTACCATCCCGTATTGTTCTCTAAGTATTTTTTTATAAGGTCCGTCAGGGTTTTCTTCCCTAACTTCTTTGACAAGTTTCAGTTTTTGATACAATGAAGAAGATCCTCCCAAAGTCAGAGCGTTGACTATGACAGCAAGTTCTTTATCGTCGATAGGTAATTCCATTTAGTAATAGTGTCGTGTACATTATAGCATCAAACAAAGAAAGAGTCTAGGGTTGCAGTCTTTTCGACTGACCAACCAATAGCATCTAGTATCGCCTTTAGTGGTTCGATAAATGACTTATCAAACTGTAAATCGTAATCAATATATGGTGCTAGACCTAGTTCTACAGGGAAATCGTTGATGAATGATATAACATTCTCTCGTATCGGGTTCGGATTTTTTAGATAACAAAATCTAATTTTCTCACCGTTGTTGATTACATTATATTTACCCAACAAATTTTTCTCTTTTAGATAATGATTGAATAAAAGTGATCCTCTGACATGTATTGGTGTTCCTTTCTGGTAGATAGTCAAGTGACTCCTATACTTTGCAACATTGTTACAAGTTCTAGGAAATGCTATGTCGGCAGGGTTCATATTACGAAACTCTGTCCTCATTTTCTTGATATATTCTTGCACATTGTTCTCTGACTCGTTCATAATGATACTGATAGCATCCTTGATCATCTTACGACATGGTGCAGGGGTAGATGACTTGACTGCTTCGATGCCCATCATCTTCAACTTTGGTTCTGCAAATCTAACTCCCTCTATATCCCATGCATTCAGCATATATCTCTTCTTTGCTGTCCATATACCACGTTCAGCGATGGTTTCTCGCTTCATGAACATCTTTTGTTCGTAAGCGTTTACGTACGAGGCCAACGCTTCGTAAGAACTCGAAATATACTTCTCAAGTTCCACTTGACACACCTTATCAATGAACGAAACAATCCCCTCAGTAGTCTTTTCTCTACCTTCGTATACCCTACTGACCAAATCACCCATATGCAGGTAAATAGAATCAGTGTCACTGGCAATAACATAGTCTTTCTCCTCCGTTTTTAGTACTTTGTTCATGTATTGATTGATTTTACGCTCGATCCACCGAATGCTGAACTGACCTCCGAGAGTAATCGCTTCAGCATTCGCAAGCATATAATAACGAAAATAGTTGTTACCGATAGCACCATAGGCACTATTAAGTTGAATCTTTTTCGCCATCTGGATGTTGTTGCACCTTGCGATTTCCTTTTCGAGACGCTTTGTAGGGGTCTTTTCATACTCCTTTTTCGCCTCAAGCATTTTCTTCTTGAATACAACTCTTTCATTGTAAATTTTCTCCATCAATTTGGGTAGAAAACCACGTTTCTTTGTGGTAAACATGGCACCGTTAGGACACACGGTGACATCTTTGAGACCTGATAGATCTACCTCCTCATTCAACAGTTTATCAACAGAAACTGAAGGGAACCGTTCATCAAGAACAGTCTCAGGAGATATATTATACTGCATTATAAGGTGAGGATACAGTGAATTCAAGTCAAAAGACACAACCCAGTCATACATGCCAGGTATAGGTTCTTTTACGTAGGCACCTGCATACTTTTCACTCTTATCATGATCTTTCTTAGGTGGTATGACTATACCTTTCCTCTTCAAATCGTTGTATATTATCATATCCCACATACGAACTTGATAAAACACATCAGTAAAGTTTACCTTTGCGTCAAATGCCATAGTGATAGCAAGTTCTATCAATTTCATCTTCTCTTCTAGTCCGTCAACCAATCTAACGTCTTGTACGTTGTAATCTACGAACTTATTCCATGATTTTGTGTAGAAATCCTTGAATGTATCATATTCTGAGTGATCAAGTTTCTTCTTCCCTAGTTCTACTTCACCGATATAATCAAGTCTGTATGATTCTTGTGCCTTATATGTGAATTTTTTGTACAAATCTAGGTAATCAAGCACAGTCACACCACCAATATCATAAACAAGGTGTGGTCTACCTGCCATGTAGATCTCTTCATGTGTGACGAGTCCCCATGGTGACAATTTCTTAGATGCCTTCTCACCTAACACCCTTGTTATCCTCTTTGCAAGGTATGGTATGTCATATAATTGACAATTCCACCCTGTGACCACCTCTGGTGGTGTCTTAGACCAGTAATTTATGAAGTGAGTTAGTAAATCATACTCATCATTACACTGCACATACTTGACCATCTTGTCTTGTGTCCTGTAAGGACCTACACCAAAGGTCAGAATACGTTTAGTATTGTAATCTTGTAGTGATATAAGTAGCATCTCCTCATCACACTTCTCTACAGTAGGGAATCCATTTTCAGACTGAACCTCGATATCAATAGTGACAAGGTTCATCTTCTTGATGTCAAATTTTATCTCATTCTCTGGGTATCTGTCAGAAATATATTGATATATGTACCTATTGTTGCCATATATCTCAAAATTATCTACATTCTCATGACTTCTAATAAACTCTCTGGTCTCTCGCACTGTGCCAGGTTGTATACTCTGCACATATTTGCCATCTAGAGTCTTATATTTTGTCTTTTTCTTACTAGGAACAAACATCGTAGGTTGAAAAGACTCCCTTGATGTAAAACTTTTTCCATTTTCATACCCACGGACGAGAAAATCATTCCCGACCATCTGCACGTTTGTATAATATCTCACTTACTTAGCAATCAATGCTTGATACTTGTCAAGTTGTGTTTTATCTGGTTCTATTATAGTAAGAAAACTGTCTGAGTGCACCATCATTTCTCTTTGCATAGTAAATGATGGCCATGACTCAAGAAATTCACCCTTCAATTCAAAAGGGTCTATGAGTTTACAATCTGGTTCACCCATTTCAGATCCAACCTCTTCTAATCTTGCAATAAGAACGAGGTTATTCTTGAATAATATAATTTTGATCATAATGAAAGACTTCTAGATTTCAAGTTTACCACAACTGTACGTACTTTGTCAATGTAACCTTGATTTCTAAGTTCTTTGAAGACCATATTTTCAAAACCATACTCACCATATTTCTGTAGAGACACTGATCTACTATCCCTTAGTTTCTTGACCAACTCTCTCAATCCCTCTGCATTTTCATTCTTGATGAATGCATCTATTCTGGTCTTGAAATTGTTTACTTTTTTCTCAATTTCTTTTTCTTCAACCTCACCCTCTATTCTTTCGGGTCTCTGTATCCATGTCTTCTTCATCAGACTATACACACCTTGACTTTTCTTACGTGTGACCTTAGGTCTTTCAATATATGGTTCTGCTTTGACACCATAGATTGTGACGTTGTGAGTCAATTCCCATAGAGTTTTCTTGTCCATGTAATATTGGTCAAGTAAATCTGGATTACAATCAGGTATGTACTTAGGATCTACAACAATGTGCACATCGAGATCAGAGTATTGAGTGTAATTATACCCTGCGTTACCACCTAGTAAGAGCACATCAACGATAGCTCTGTCATCTAAGTCAACGTATGCAGCGAATGCCTCTGCAAAATTCATCAATGCCTCATTTACCTCAGGCTTGAGAGAATCCCCAACCCAGAAGACTGGATTGAGGATTTCTGTGAACCTTAGAGTCAATGACTCTCTAAGGTCTCTGGGTTTGATATGTCGTAAGACTCTTGAATACATGTATGTATTTAGAGCCAATCTTTTCGCTGCTGTGCTTTTGGTATAACCTTCTCAATGTCTATGAGTAATAGACCATCTTCAAATTTCACACTCTTGACAACAAGTTCTTCTGGTAGTGACCATGCACGAGTGAATGCTCTTTGTGCTAGTCCTCGGTGCATGTACTCATGCTCTACTCCATCTTCCTTCTTGCCCTCTATCACAAGTTGTCCTTCTTGTGTATAGACTTTTAGGTTCTCTTTCTTGAACCCTGCTGCTGCTACCTCTACCCTATACTCATGATTAGATAATTTTATTGTATTGTAAGGTGGGTAGTTTTGTACTGGTGTATCAAACTGTTGTGACCAGTCATCAAAACCAATCATATTTCGTCTTATCTTATTGAGATAATCGAATGTATCTGCAGTAGTCAAAGTGATACTGCCATCTGTGCCAAACATAGTGACCTCCTTGAGCGTCTAAGTTGTAATGTCCCCGTAGGCGACACTACTAATTATACACGATACTTATTTTTGAAGGTTCGGTTATTGGGGTTCGGTTTTCTTCTTACCAATATTGTACTTTGTTTCAAGCACCCAATTATTTTTTTCTTTGTATGATATAACTTTGATTTGGTTCAGAGGTGCAATGTCAAGTGTATCTTCTTTTAATGTGGTTATCAATCCCCAATCACTTAGTAATTGAATAATTCTGTTTCTACGTTGAACATCATTTATACTAAGGTTCGCTTTTTTACCGTCAAGGGCAAACAATTCTTTGAAATGTACGATGAAATACTTTCCTTGCTTATGTAATATGTGGCAACTTTGATATAACTTCTTTTCTTTTCTGGATGCTACTCCAATTCTTGTGAGAGTTTCTCTTACTTTCAAAAAATCATCTGGTTCAGACAAGGACACCTCAATCATTTTCTCTGGTGACCAAGCATACTCAGGTTCCATAATGTTCATTTCAATCCACCAACCTCAAGTTTGTTTCTAATTGTTGTAATTTGTTCTTCAGTTAGAAGTGGGAGAACTTGCTTTGCTTTTTCATTACTATATCCATAGTATGACTTGATGCACTCAAGGTTCTTCAACTCTTCTTTCCTAATCCAAGGTGCAAACCTTTTTTTAGATCTGAGAGTATTTAGATAAAAATCATATTGCATCTGATTATCAAGGTCAATATGCATATTCATCTCATTGACATACATGATGCAATCGAGGTGACCAGATAAACATCTATTGATAATATATGGTGAATATTTCTTTATACAATCGGGATCTTCTTCCACCAAATTTTTCTTGGTGCTATTGATAGAGTTCAACCAATCCTTTAGTTCAACGCTCAATGATCCTCTCCTTCAACTCTGGTGTCCAATTATCATAATAACCTGTTTTCATCAATTCTGCTCTTGCTTCTTCTAATTCCTTACGTTTCTGCACAATTAAAAGTGCTAATCCACTGTTTATAATTACCCCTGATACTTCTTCTATTTGAGCAGGGTGTTCATCTAAAAAAATAAAATCAGGATATCTGTCGTTATACACAGCACAAGTGATCTCTAAATCATGTGGAAGGTATGGTGTATCCTCGAATTCATATATGATTACTTCTTTCTCGTCATTCCAATTCACAAGATCATTATCAAAAGATTCAAACCCTTCAAATTTTTTTACCCCAACACGACCATCTAACCATGCTTTCTTTGCATAAGGACATGGTGGTAGGTTGTCAAAAACTTTATTAGGTTTACTAAGAAAGTCCAGAATCCAACTTTGTAGCTTTGGGTTTGATGATGATTCTGTTGTTTTCATAATCTGCTTTGAATTCAAGTTTGACATCAGTAGACCAACACAACTCTTCATAGAGCATGTTTAGTCTTTCCATGTCTTCATAAAGGTCTTCTACTCTATCCATTGTCTTTCAAAAATTCACTGAGAGAAGATTGAAACTGACCCTCATTTTCTTTTGGATCAAACTTGTGGTATCCTTTCATTCTCTTCCATTCATTATACATTGCACCTAGCAACCACGACTGAGACAGACTCTTTGCTCCGTTCTCTAGGAGTTCTCTCTGTCTTTTAGTAACATGTTTGTAACCGAGGTAGTCTTCCCTCCAGTTACTATCATCGTAAGGTTTACTTTGTGTCATAGGTAAAGGTTTTCCCTTTCTTCTGGGTTTCGTTTTCACCAGATCTACCAGGTCTCATCTTCCCAAGTTTGATGTTTTTCTTAGGTAACCCACCTTTTCTGGTTCTCTTTAGTGTAGCACTTTTATCGCCTTTTTGCTGAGTTATTACAGAGTCCTGACCATATTTCTTACCTAGGGACTTGACTGCCTTCTTGAACTTTCTCTTACCCATCTTACCTTGCTGTATAAAATGACTTCGTTCCTTTACTCTTTTGGTCTGACCAGTTTTTTCATCTTTTTCATCATACTTTCCAGTGACTTTAGTTGCACCTTTACCAAACTTACCACGAATATCTCTGTCAAGTTGTTTTGCTCTCGCTCTATTCTCTTTATTAGACAGATTACCTCTAGATGCTGACATCACAGCAGAACCCCCTTTGTCAGATTGTCTCTTGATACGAGACATGCTGCTCTCCTCTATGTCCACACACTCTATAATGAAGTCTCTAAATGTTTTCATAGTTCGTTAGCACAAGTTCCTTTCTTTTTTTCTGTTCCTTTATGTAGTCACCAGTCGATCTCATCGTGTATGTGTGATCGTATTCTGATGCGTTCCAATCAGCGAATCTTCTTTTATTTAGATTTGATGAGTTGTAACTTACAAGCATATCATGACTTGAGTTGCAACATGTTTCAGAAAATTTAGTGTGGTGAAAATACTTGTGCATAGATCCCTTCTTACCGTACAAGTTTGACCCTATCTCATAGGGAGGATCAAGGTATATGAAAGAACCACTTCCACCAAGCATTTCTTCATAGGATAAGTTAGTTATTTTCCAATACTTGATAAGGTCTTGATAACCTGATAACTTTTCTATACCATTCATAGAGAAATTAGAATCACTTGCTTGAGCAGAAAATGAACTGTTCTCTCCCAATCCACTAAAACTACATTTGTTTATGACATAAAAAGCAACTGCTCTGTCAATATTACTACCACTTGAAAGTATCTCCTTCGACTCTATGAATAATTCTTTTGCTTTATCTGGGTCTGGATTATCTTTCTTGATCTCTGTCAACTTTTCCTGTATATCATCTCCTACTAATTGTAATTGAGTCCAAAAATTATATAATGGTTCATACAAATCATTTACCCATATCAACAAGTCAGGGTAGGTCTTTGTCACCCACAGTGAAACTGAACCACCCCCTAAGAATGGTTCTCTAAATTGATCATACTTACTCAGATCAGGGAAGAACTCACTAATCTTTGTTATTGCTCTGCTTTTACCGCCAGGATAACGCAGGGGTGTTTTCAAGTTCTTCATGAATGTAGTCTTCAATTGTTTTACGAGGGAACCAGTTCAAAGCAACTGCTGCTTTGTAAACTGATGCAAGTGTTTCTCTTGCTTCACCAGGTCTTTCTGGTATGTATTCGATGTCTCCTCCAATCATATTAGCAAGTTCAATGACAGAGGTGTTTTTACCTGTGCCTATATTGATCTCTATACCAGAGAAGTTGCACATCATAGCGTCAATGTTTGCTGTAACAACATCATCAACATGAGTGAAGTCTCTACGTTGTAGACCATCACCTACTATGGTGAGTGGTTTACCTGCCTTCTTCTGTTCCAAGAACAGACCAACCACAGGTGCATATTGACCCTTGAGTGGTTGACGATCACCATACACATTGAAGTATCTAAGTGTCACAGTCCTCAGACCATACAAGTTATAGTACATCTGACACATGACCTCTGCTGATCTTTTACTAGCAGAGTAATGATTCAAACAATCAGTCGGCATTGTCTCTTCTAGTGGTGGTTCATTTTTCAAACCATAGAGAGATGACGTGGATGAGTTGACAAATCTTCTCACACCCCATTTTCTTGCACACTCCAACATATTGATAGTGCCTTGGATATTAGTCTCAATACACTCTTGTGGATTCTGCATTGCAACTTGTATTCTACTGAACGCTGCTAGATGGAAGACGGTATCCACACCCTCAAATAGAGGATAGCAAGCATCCATATCACGGATGTCAAAAGAATGATACTCAGCGAGTGGGTTGTTATAAAATTTTTCATTAGATACAGCAGACTCGTTGTCAATTACAACAACTTCGTTGTTTGGATTTTCGCATAGTCTATCGACTATATGTGAACCGATAAAACCCGATCCACCAGTTACTAAACACTTCATTTGAATTCGCAATTACACATGATTTCAGTCAATGCTGCCAATAGATTGATCTCTTGATCAGCAACAAAGGCAGACTGATATTGATACTTAGCAATAATCAATACTGCCTCAGGTATTGATTTTGGTTTCATCGACTCATAGATTGAGTCGTATATACTTCTAAGTATAGCATTAGTATCGTTATCTAGGTTCTGAACTATCCATTTCCTAACATTTGGAAACTCTTTTTTCTTGAGGTAATCTACAAGTTCTTTTACATTAGAGTCAGTGAGCACTGCTAATATACCTGTGTCTATTTTGCCACCTGCAGAGTATCTCTGACACTCATTGAGGACACGTCTCCAATCAGGAAAATATTTGTTTATTAGTTCTGCTATAACTTTCTTATCACTCTCTACATTCTCCTCTTCTAGTATTTGATTTATTCTTGTGAAGAATTGTGCTGCGATAGATGGTTTATCCTGTCTACTAATACTAAAGTCCACAACAGAGCACCTGCTATGGAGTGGTTCAATGATTTTGTTTTTGTAATTGCAAGTAAATATGAATCTACAGTTTTTGTAGAATGCCTCAATGTTCGCTCTAAGAAGGAGTTGTACATCGGAAGTGGTATTGTCTGCTTCGTCGATGATAATGACTTTGTGATTCGCACGAGACGTGAGAGAGACCGTTGACGCAAAGTTCTTCGCTTGGTTACGTACCGTATCCAAGAACCTACCTTCGTCAGAACCGTTGATAACATAATAATCACACCCTAGTTGTTCACATAATGCCTTTGCTACTGTAGTTTTACCAATACCTGGCGGACCTGCAAGCAGTAAATTTGGTATCTGACCTTCATTGATAAACTCCTCAAAAGTTTTTTTGATACTATCGGGGAGAATACAATCTTCAATTGTTCTGGGTCTGTATTTTTCGACCCATATAAAATCACTCATTTTTCACTAGGAGATTCATTGCTAAGACAGTCCTCTTTCCATCTGTAGGAGGAACTGAGTGGTAGAGAGTACCTGGCCACACTACTAGCATACCACTTTTAGGAATAATTTTCAACGTCTGGACACCATCAAAATGAATTGGTGCAGAATTTTGAGACGCTTCAACATAATATGATGCAACGTAAGGACATGGGAAATGTTGATGACTCTTTGTGTAATCATCAGTGTCATACATGATTGCCCAAAAATCTCGTAGATATAATGTTTTCTCAAACCCTGCAAAACCACAGAAAGTTCTATCATAATTTTTTATATTTTTTATTTCTTGCAGTATAGTATCAATGTATGGTTGAAAGTGTGGGTTTATCTTATGTGTATTTTTTGCACTGTTCCATGCTTTTACATTTGTGGAGTTTCCCTTATCAAATACTTTTCTATGATTTTGTATTATTCTTTTTAGTTTATCATTGTCTAAGTCAAGCATCTTAGTGTATACAGGTAAAGATACTAAAACATTTTGACTATTCATTCTCTCTCCACTGTTGTCTCATGCTGACATATGATGCACTCTTTGCAACAACATCTCTCGTTTTTTTGAATATAGTAGCAGACGTAGCAAAATGACAAGTAGCATGATCTTTTTCTTGGGGTATTACGTTGCCTTCTTTATCATACTTTTTACCGTTTCTATGATTGGCATATCTCCTTGACCTTGTAAATCCCATCTCAAGAAACTTACGACACATATCCATACCGATGAAATCTTTTTTATCACGGTACACTAGATACATCTCGTATATTTTCTTTGCACTTTTCTTTGCTATCTCTGGAGTCTTGAATCTCCAATGAGCACATATATCGTTAGTATAAGGGCGAACCAATAGAACTCCTTGCTCTCCCCTTCCAATACGATAAAGTTGACGAGTTTTTTCGTCTGTAAAATCAAGTTCCTTGTAATTGAGGTCATAATCAAATTCTTTCATGCCTTACTTTTATCATAAAGATAGATAAGAGATAGTGAGAATACTACCCAAAAAGTTACTTCAAGTCCGTAATGATTCATGAGTATGTTGAGTCAGGTTCTAATGCTATAAAGTATGTAAGTTTATAATCTGTATTATAGAACCTTGCTAGGTTTTTGCAAGAGATAGAGACCTGATATGTTCCTGTGATAAGTTTGATGTTTTCAATCTTGAAGTTGAATGAGAATGTCTTATCTGTTTTACCTACAACAACAGCAAAATCATTAGATGTATCATTCTTACGATCACTCACAACAAGTTTGACTACACCTGCTTCTCCCACAACTGATAGGTCTGGTAGTCCGAGTATGGATGATGACTTGAGTATCTTTGTTAGTTGTTCTTCGCCAAGAATGAACTGCACATCTTCACTAGGCAGTGCCATCTCTTTCTCTGGTGGTGCAACAATTACACTTGGGTCTGAGAAAAAGTATTTGGATCTGTTTGCTGTTCCTTCCTTGATATGTGCAAACGAATTGTTTGTTGACACATCTATGTCTGGAGAACTGCAAAGAGATACAGTATTCAGAAACTGTGGTAGGTCATAGATGGCAAAATCTTTTGGAATATATTCTTCTATCTCTGCTTCTGCCAATACATTCTTCATGACAGATATTGTTCGTAATTTCTTACCTTCTTTGAACGCTAGTGACTGATTGATAGTCGTAAAGTTCTGAAGGATTT